TCACCCATTTTTAAGTGCTTCAACAAACACATCTGTAACCTTCTTTTTATCATCTTCAATGACATGGGCATACGTTTCCCAAATCACTTTCGGGGTGTTGCCAAGTCGTTCAGCAACAGTTGCCACATCTTCACCACTGTATAATAAAATTGAGGCATGTGTATGTCTTAATGTGTGAGGTTTAACCAAGGTACCCATTTTTTCTGATAATCGTTTGAAAGCATAAAACAAACTATTATCAGCATAAGGCTCTTTAGTTTGTGAAGAAATAAATACATAGCCACTTTCTTTTAATTGTTCACCATCTTCTAAAAGAATTTCTGAACTCCATACCCTGTATTTTTTTAGCAATTTTATTAATTGTTCATCTATTGAGATTGTACGGTAACTATTCTTGGTTTTAGGTGATCGATGGCCGTTCCTATCACGAGTTCCTTCTATAGTAATAGTTCCATTCTTTAAATCGACATCTTTCCACTTTAAAGCTAATGCTTCGCCACGTCTTATTCCAGTAAAAGCAATAGTTCTGATAATAGCATAAGACGTAATGGGTTCATCTGATTCTGCAATTTCAAGTAATTTATTAAGCTGCTGGATATTCAGTACATTTGGCTCTTCACGTTCAACGTCATTGATAACCACTTTAGTAAAACGATTACGAGGAATTATTTCTGCATCTACTGCTGCATTAACAGCAACTTTAAACACGCGATGAAATAGCCGTACTGTCGAAGGTTTGTATTCCTTCAATAAAGGGGTAATGAATTTTCGTTTATACGTTTCTTTATCTAAAGATGAAAGTTTCATTTTCCCGATTAACGGTTTAACCTGGTATTTGATTATGTTCTTTCGCTGTTTTTGAGTTGTGATTTGCCACTCTCTTTCGTTTGATTCGTACCATATATCCATCCAAGCCCCTACAGTCATATTCTCATTTTCTACTTGAATAGAATTTCCATTCAGTAGTTGAGATTTAATCTCCAACAATTTCCGAAAGGCAACAGTCTCGGAAGAAAAACCTTGCCCTGTCTTTTCCTTTCGTTTTCCCAAAACATCATAGTAACGATAACGATACGCATATTTAGTAGATCCATCAGAATCTACATACCAATACAAGTCCTTATCCTTTTTCGATTTATTCATTTTTGGTTTATAACTCATTTGACATTCCCCCAAGATTTCTACACGGACAGGTGTACGTTTTGGGTAACTGTCTTGGCATCACTCCTTTCAAGAGAATTTTGCTGCCGTTTTAATATCTAATTCATACAAAAGTTTATTATTCTTATATTGTTCAAGTCTTCTATAAGCTAAATCCCATTCAACATTGAATAATTCTTGAATTAATTGAATAGCTTTGTCTTCACTTTCTGGTAAGTTGATTTTGTTCAACATAAATGTTGGGATACATGCTTGTAACATGAAATTATTAGCTTTCCACTCTTGATACTCAATCCATGAATAAGGCATCTTTTCCTGGCTGCCACTATGAAGTAAAACATGACAAAGTTCATGACAAAATTCTTGCCATAATTGTCTTGGGGATAGTTCTTTATCTAAGAAAATATAAGCTCTGCCACCTAAAAATAAAACTTGGCTAGGATTATCCCAAAAATAAACTATAATACCTAACTTGTGAGCAATCACATTTAAATCAAGTTGATGCGGCAACAAAATATCTAATTTTGTATATAGACCTTCTATAAAATCTTCAGTGTATGTAGAATACGACATTAAACCATCCCCAAACTCTTTGTAATAAAACATATGTTCTTATTTAATTTACAATAAAACCCCACTTCTAAGAAGAAGGGCTAAAAATAAATATTATTATTTTTTCTCATGTTTTATAATTTCCCAAATATCACGTAATCGTCGAACTGCTTCTTCATCTGATTGAGGGAGTTCTTTATAAAAGACTTGTAATTCTGGGTTGTTAGCAAAGGCTAAAAAATCCTCTTCATCTTTACTCTCTTTCTCTGTCATTTCACCAGTGCCAGTAAGTAACCATTTAAACGAAACTCCATATAATTCTGCCAGAGTAACTAAAGTATTTGTGTCAGGTTCACTAACATCGTTTTCATAGCCACTTAGAGTTTTGTTGTTAATATTAGATCTCTCTTTAACTTGGGTTTGTTTTAATCCCACTCTTTCCCTAGCTAAGCGTAAACGTTCACCTAAAGTTGACAATTAAAACACCTACTTTCTAAGAATAGAGTATCATTTTCTTAAAATTAAGGAATAAAATTCTTAGAAAAATAGAATTTTTTCTTGACTTCTTATTTTTTAAGAACTATTATGTAATTAAGTTATTCTTAATATCTAAGAAATGGTGGTGGGAATTATGAAAGTCCATGAAAGAATAAAACAGTATATTGATTCTTGTGGTTTAAAACTAAATTTTGTTGCTGATAAGTCTGGTATTAAACCAAAGAGGTTCTATCGCATCATTAATGGCGATTCACCATTAAATGTTGATGAATATGAATTAATTTGTATAGGTTTAAATGTAAATCCAGGATATTTTTTTGATAAAAAATTCTTAGTTACTAAGAGTTTAAGAGCGGACGAAAAAATGGTTAGTTAGATTTTGTCCCAATATCACTACTCAATTTGTATATAAAGCGAAAGGGGTGACGAAGTGAATCAACTATTTAAGATTGCACTCATTCTACTTGCTGGTGCAACAGTAAGTAGGATGGTGCGAAGAAACCAATTCATTGATAGAAATCATTCTTTGCCTGATGGTATAACGGTTTCCGTTGACAGTGAAGAATTTGCAAGATGTTTAGGAAATTCTGTAAGGGAAGGTATCAATCGTGCTTCTGTATCTCATCAACAACGGATTGTATGAGATCAATCATTAATTCATGATCTTGTTTCCTTGTTTCTCCTATCAACTCAGATACCAAACTGATTATTTCGTTAGCTAGATTTTCAAGTTTTACTTGTCTGCCATTAAAACGGCTATTTATTAAACTTGCAATTTCATCTGTATCAAATGGTTGGCGTAAATCCATTAATTTATTTGCTATTTCTTGAACATCAATTTTAGACATATTAATCACCTCCAATCTACCAATAGTTTAGCAGATTGGAAAAATTTAAAAAATAGGAGGTTTTTTCATGAATCTAGTAATCATTCAAAATAGACAAGCAGTAACTACATCTTTACAGGTTGCAGAATCATTCGAGAAGCGTCACGACCATGTAATGCGTGATATAGAAACGATCTTAAGGGGTCTCCCCAATTCTGGGGAAGCCCCGATGTTCTACGAATCTACTTATGAACATCCACAAAACAAACAGCAATATCGGATGTATTACATGAATCGAGACGGCTTTACTTTACTAGCGATGGGTTTCACTGGACAAAAAGCTATTCAATTTAAACTTGCATACATCCAAGCTTTCAATGAAATGGAACGTCAATTAACTCAACCGACTACTGCTGAATTAATCGCCATGATGGCTCAACAGGGTGTTGAACAAGAACGTCGTCTGAACGCAGTTGAAGAAAAACAACTGCAATTAGAAACTAAACAAGACAACATTGCTGAAATTGTAGCTCTTAACCCTACTGAATGGAGAAAGAAAACAACAACAATCCTCAATAAAATCGCACTCGCTCGCGGAGGTTTTGAAGAATATCGAAAAGTTCGAAATGAAAGCTATCAAGTCTTAGATGAGCGTGCTCGATGTAAATTGGATATTCGTTTAACTAATCGTAAAAAAGAAATGGCACTTAATGGAGCGACTAAAGCAAAAATCGATAAGGTTTCAAAGCTTGATGTTATCGCTGATGATGCACGCTTAACTGAAATATATTTAGCGATTGTAAAAGAGATGGCAATTAAGCATCAAGTTAAAGTAGAAGGGTTGGGTGCCTAATGATTGAACTAATTCGCAAAAATACCTTATTAACTGATGAATTCGCAATTGAAACGGATACAAATATCGACCATGCATTATCTGTCATTTCTATTAATCCAGTTGAAGGTAATTCTGCTGATGGTTTTGCAGAAAAAATCGGGATTACATTAAGTCTAAATTACGAACAAATTGATGAAATAATTTTCATTTTACAAGAAGCAAGCAATGCTCTTAAACGTTCAGAAAATCTTTAAATGAACGGAGGTATCGCATGAACACAATTGCACAAGTTGAAGTCAAAGTAGACAACGAAGCATTAGATGCAAAATATGACGAGATTTTCGAAAAACACATTGCAGCAAGAAAGAAATTAGTAACTGTCAAGCAACTGGCTGCTATGTACAGTATGGAACGTGATGCACTAGAGGACGCGTTTTTTACAGATCCTCGCATAAAACTATACGAGCGTCGCCGTGGAAAAGGGAAGCGTTACTGGATTGCTGAAAAAGTGATTCCGATTATGGATGAAATTATTGAATACGAATGGAATTAGAAAACAAAACACGGACAGGTGTACTTACATTCGTAACTTACAAAAGCATAGGAGAGGCCAGGGCAAATGGCCTCAAATCAAACTACCAATCTAGTAGAAATCTAAGAGGTAGGGGCAAATCTACCTCTTAACCATTATTATACAGGGAATTTATACAAAGTGCGGTCTCTTACAAGTTAACTTTTCAATGAAATGTGACTTTATATAAAAGAAAGGAATGGAAATATGACTGTTACTGGAAATTTAGTTGGCGAGGTAATGAAAGAAATTAGGGGCGATGAAACGCAGTTGCGATTCGGATTTGACTTCGGAGTAGGGAGAGAGGCTATCTCCAAATATGAGAACGGACGAAGTAAGGTACCAGCAGATATAAGCAAAAGTATCGTAGAGAAATTCGATGATCCTAAGTTCGCACTAGCAGTGCAGCATCAATATACAGGCACTGGACCAATTTGGCTAAACGGACCAAATGTAGACCTCCATCGTTGTAGTGTACGTGAGAAAACAATCGAAGAACTCCAAGAAGCATTGGACGCCATAACTAGTACTAGCCTAGCAAAGCCAAGTGATGCTATTGAGCATTATGAGCGAAAAAACATCATGGACATGATCGAAGAGGCAGTAGAGGCGGCTACAGCACTAGCGAATTTTATAGCAGTAACCACGGAGCACCTTGGTATCAGTTACACAGGGGTTTGGATGGACCATTACAAATATCTTCAAAAGGTAGGGTTTATTAAATGAATATAGATGAACAAATTGAGCGTGAAATCAGATGTATCGAAGATCTTACAGTAGAAATCAGAATGCTTGCTCGCAAGGGTCAACTCAACATAGCAAAACAACTAGAACGAGACCTACATAATTCACTGGATCAACTAGAAAAACTTCATAAGAGAAAAGAGTTATGGGCAACGGTTGCTGATTTAAACCAACGAGGAATACTTGTTCAGGTGGTGAAGAAACTTGCGCATCAAGCCTAGAGCGTGGCGACACATGACATTAAAGCAGAGGTTAATATATGTACATTTCTTCTGTGATAAGAGAGTGTTGGAGAAGTTAAATGGCAATAAAAAAGCTGCTTAATCGAGCGAAGATTAAACAGCGAGACAACATATACAAATCTATTATATCACAAGTTTTGACGTTTGCGAGAGTTATCTCGCCCTCGTCAAGCAGCTTACAGCACCGTCTCCCTACGGTTATGCTTTGCCGTTGTAAGTTGCTTGATGGGACTAGCAATCTATTTATAAAACCGAGCGCAGTACGCCATGACCATTAGCGAGCGACAGCCAATGAGCCCCAGTTGCGATGACAGTTTTGTAAGTAGATTGGTGGTTAGCCATCAGAAAGAAGGTGAGAGATCATGAGTATTGCTCAGTTCAAGCCAAAAATGCGTGAGGTTAGGTTAGAAACCGAAGTATTTGAGGAACGATTTGCTGACTACGACATTATCAGTGAGTTCTCAGGAATCATCCTTACTTTAGTAGCTGTAGAGGACAATGTACGTTACACAAGCTTTGTCACAGCATCTTATGCAGAAGTGTTACGAAAACAAAAGGAGGCAATAGCGTGAGACAACTTATGGAAGTCGAAAATCCAATGGTGTTAGGAACAATTGAGCCAGTAAATAATGTACCAACATTTCGTTATGTAGAAATGAAAAGAGATTTTCGAGATATCTATGGAAGTTTAATCGTATTCAATGATGATTTCATGGAGTTTCAAAACGGTGATATCGTTCACATGGATAACATTCACACATATCTTGAGGATCATTACAATGCAGTATTTTGCACAAAAAAATAAACCACTTGGCAGAGTGGTTTAAACAAATCAAATATTAGCGCAATTATAGCGCACTACAGGAGGAATTTCAATGAGTAACTTAGCAGAACAATTCAATAATCCTCAAATGGGACAACCTCAATTTCAAGGCGGAGCTCTAGCGCAAGCTAGTGCTTCTCGTGAAATGGAAGAGGTAAAAGGGCAAATTTTCATGGCAAAACAATTTCCACGCAACGTATTCCAAGCTGAGCAACGTGTATTAGATACATGTAAACGTCCAGCACTAGCACAAACAGCAATGTACAGTTATCCGAAAGGTGGCACAAAGGTAACTGGTCCATCTATTCGATTAGCCGAAGCAATCGCTCAAAACTGGGGCAATTTATCATACGGTATCCAAGAGTTGGAGCAGCGTAATGGAGAATCAGTAGCTAAAGCGTTTTGTTGGGACCTTGAAACAAATGTCCGTCAAGAGAAAGTATTTACAGTAAAACACGCAATCGGTACAAAAAAAGGTTTGAAGCAATTAACAGATCCACGTGACATTTATGAAAAGGTAGCAAACGATGGGGCACGTCGCTTACGTTCTTGCATCCTTGGCGTTATTCCTGGTGACATAGTTGATAAAGCAGTTTTACAATGCACCGAAACACTTGCTGGTAATAGCAAAGGACCGCTAAAAGATCGAATTGCTTCTATGTTAAAAGGTTTCAAAGACCATTATCGAGTTACACAAGAAATGGTCGAAACAAAGTTCGGCTACAATGCTGATTCTTTCAGTGAGTACGACTATGTAGAGCTTCTAAACATCGCTAACAGCCTAAAGGATGGTATGTCAAAAGTCGAGGATTGGTTCCCAAAAGATGATGCGAAAAATCAATCTAGCGGATTAGGTGAAGCGTTTAAAGACGAGCAAAAAACAGAGGTGAAAACAGATGCACCAAACGACATTCCAGTTGAACAGCCAGAATTACCACTCGAATGAGGCCAACCAGCACTACATGTCAGTGTCACAGTTTAAAAGCGCTATGGAATGCGAAGCTAGAACATTTGCGGAGGTGAGGGGCGAGTTTTCTCGTCCTCCCTCTACAGCTCTAATGGTTGGCTCTTATCTACATGCAGCCTTTGAAAGTGATACTGCATTTACGGAATTTCTAGAACAGAACCATGACAGCATCTACGGCAGTCGCGGTGGGAAATACAAGGATTATGAAAAAGCTGACGACATGGTCGAAACCATCAAAAATGACGAGTTTTGCATGTTCGCTCTACAGGGCGAAAAAGAGGTCATCTATACAGGTGAATTATTCGGTGTAGAGTGGAAAATCAAGGTGGATAACATCAATCATGAACGTGGATTCTTTAGCGATTTAAAAAGCACACAGGAGCTTCGAAAACGTTACTGGAGCGAGAAATATAATACTTGGGTTTCGTTTGTACAAGCCTTTGATTACGTGCTGCAGATGTGGGTGTATCGAGAAATCATTTATCAAAATACAGGTCGTTACTATGATCCATACATTGTGGCAGTCACAAAAGAATCGCCACCCGATAAAGCCGTTTTACACTTCGATTCAGGGCGTTTCGACTTCGAGAAGGAATATGTTCAATCAATGCTACCAAGCATTATAGATGCAAAGCTAGGGCGTAAAAATGCACATCGATGTGACAAGTGTGAATATTGCCGAGGGACTAAGAAACTTAGTGGAACATTTGAAATTGAGTATCTACTAGATTAGGTGGTGCAATTGAATGAACAATGTACCAACGAAGGTGTTATTGCCTGCTTGGATATTTGAGCAGGCGAAGGATAACAATGAAATCAGACGCTTGGTGCTGCAATACATGACTAGATACCCGAATTATAGGGTGCTCAAGGTTAGTGGTAGTTTTGCATTTTGTGAACGTGATCAGAGGTTGTTATAGGAGGTTTAGAAATGATTTGTGGCTACTGTGGTAACGAGGCTGTATTTATGTCCAGCAAAGAATTTTATGGCCGTGATTACGGTGTAAATATGTATGTGTGTAGACCTTGTGATGCCTATGTAGGTACGCATGGTAAAGGGAAAACGCCACTAGGTACATTAGCGAACAAACGATTACGGTCGATGCGTAAAACAGCTCATTCGATGTTTGATCCGTTATGGAAAGGTAAATATCGAAAGATGGGTAGGGGCAAGGCCTATCAAGTAATGCAAGAATTAATGAATTTACCACCTGAGAAGGCTCATATTGGAATGTTTGATGAAGAACAATGCTACGAGCTGATTCAAAAGTTAAAGGTTTATAGGGGCTTGATTTAATAGTGAGGAGGGACAAATACATGTGTATTCAACTACAACAATTCATTGAACAAAAGAAATTGGAACTTGAACAGAGTGGTAAGTATAGACACGTTTCAATCCACTCAAAAGATGCTGTAATGCTAACAGGAAATAGCGTTGGTCAACAATTCTTAGCGACAGACACGCCATACACCCAACATGGTCATGAGGTTAAACCTAGTGAGGTTCCAGAAATACCATCAATGCCATTTAAGGAGAATGCAACAGAGCTGATTTTCGAGGTCATTGAGAAACGAAAACGTAATCCCAGTGATGTTAAATTCTATTTTCTGTGGACTTTGTGAATAAATCTGTGATTAATAATTTGAATATTGAAAATATGGAGGGTTGAACTTGAACAAAGCCATTAAATTAAAACTTGAACATATTCGGAAAGTAATAATGGATGAAATTATTGCTCGAAAAACCAATCAACAACTAGATACAAATACAGCTTTTAAATTTATCCAAGAAATCAATAATGCAACTTACAAAGAGCTTCAAACACTGGCAATAGAATCTGTAATCCATAACAAAAAGGTCAGTGATTTATTTATCGATGGCACACCACTGCCATTCTAGGAGGGGCGAGGGCAAATGGGCATAATCCGAGTGGCTAAGAACAGCAACTATGTAGTGATGAATCGAACGGCATTGAACGATAACCGGCTATCTTGGAAAGCTAAAGGCATAATGGCATACATGCTTTCAATGCCAGATGATTGGGTGTTTCACATGAAGGAACTAATGACACACTCTACTGATGGCGAACGAGCTTTTAGGGCTGGATTTAAGGAACTACAAGATCATGGATATGTTACACGTCAACCTGTACGCGAAGGGCAACGCATTGCAAGTTGGGAAACGATAGTTCATGAAGTTCCACAAGAGGATTCTCTACTTTGCGGTTTTGTACATGTAGAGAATGAAGATGTACAAAACGTACATGTACAAAATGAAGATGTACAAAACAGCAGACTACTAAGTATTGATAATAACCAAGTATTGAATAAACCAAATACTGATAATAACCAAGTACTGACTGAGAGAGAAGAGAGTCAGTCGGTCAATCCGTTCTTGGAGATTAAAAATTGTTTTGATTCAACAATCCGAATCAGTAACTTTACGGATCATCGAAAGATGGACAAGCTTCTTGATTTATATCCTGACCACTTACTCATTGTTGAGGCAATTAAGCTTACTGCTGATTTAGGTAAATCAAGTGTCGAGTATATCGAAGGGATACTACGTAACTGGTCCTTAGAAAAAGGAGTTAATTCATACGCAGATTGGCAGGTGAAGCTTGATGGAAAGAATGGGCGACAGAATGGCAGCAGTACTGGAGGAACTACGAGCAAGAAGCCAATTGTGTTCGGAGACTACAGCAGTTGAGGAACCTAATTACAACTGTCCTAAATGCAAGGACGAGGGTGGTTATATGGTCCGTAAGAAAGCTGGAGAAACGACGCTATTACAAAATGGAACAGAAGTTATTTTGCAGTATGACACTGAAGAATGGCAGAAATGTGAGTGCGCTAAATTGCGTCAACTTAATCGCTTGATCAAATCTAGTGCCATTACAGAAGAATTTCAGAAAATGAGTTTTAAAAACTTTTCGACTGATGGTGTTCATCCGAAAGTCATTGAAATGAAAAGTAAGGCCAATCAGTATTATGCAGCATTTGATCAGATTAAGGGCTACCGACAGAACAGTATCATGCTAATCGGACAACCTGGTTGCGGCAAAACACATTTGCTAACAGCTATCTCAAATTACTTGATTCATACAAGGCAAGTGCCAGTTCTCTATTTCCCTTACAAGGATGGGATGAACAATCTTGCTGCTAATAACTTTGAACGTAAAAACGAAATCATGGACCGCATGAAGGAAATTGATGTGCTGTTTATTGATGATCTGTTCAAGCCAATTGGTGGAAAGGTTGATGTGAAGCCTTGGCAAGCTGAATCAATCTTTGAAGTGGTGAATTATCGCTACCTAAACAATAAACCATTACTTGTATCAAGCGAATTGTCATTAGATGACATGCTTTACATTGATGAGGCATTAACAAGTAGGCTGTTTGAAATGGCACAGGATTTTACAGTAACGATTCCAAAGGATATGAAAGTGAATTACCGATTACGAAAGGTTTTTGAAAATCGATAGAGGGGCAACTGCCCCTTGATGGAGGGTGAAGGGATGCACATTATTGAAACAAAGATTAAAGAAACAATCAGAGTAATTCATAACAATTTAGATGCAATGCATGAAAACATTGAATCTTTAAAACAAACTGGTTGGTCAGGAAACACACGTCATAGTCTGGTCGGGATTCCATTAGTAACAGAAGATATAGGCAACGTATGGGACGTGGAAGAGTTCGTATCAAGGCATCCAGAAGTTGAAGTGCAGTACCCAAAAGAAAATGATTACTTCCATACAAGACCATACATTTATGTCACGACACATGAACGTGAGGTGTTTGAGTGATGAATCAAGAACAGTTGAATGCCATTAAAGAACGTGTGGAGAAGGCTACACCAGGGCCGTGGGAAATTGATAAAAATTCTGATGATAGCGATTTTATTACAGATATATGGTTTAACCAAGACGGCGACCATGTGGAGGTTCATGATAAATCGATATTGCAATCAGTTCTGAACGCCCTATTTATCGCTCATGCTCGTGAAGATGTGCCAGCGCTTGTTGCAGAGGTTGATATGTTACGCCAAGCACTAGAAAAAGTCATGGAAGTTGAAGCACCTATCATGGAAGGTTGGGAAACACCAACTTATAAAATTGCACGAGAAGCTCTAGGGGGTGAAGCAATATGAATCCGACATTTTTAGGCTTTGGCGTTACACCGTATGCAGTCATTATTTGGCGTGATGGGGATGAGGCAAAGTCAAAAACAATTTGTTATGACGAACTAGAGGTACAAGTTGCGCTGGCTATGCATGCTGATCCAAAAGGGTTTTATCACCAGTATGAGCCTAAGGTTTACTACACGGCACAAGAACAGGAGTTAATCGCATGAGTGAAAAACTAAAACGGTGTAAAGCATGTGAAGAAACATTTACATGGAATGAGGATGTAATTCTTGTAAACGACGATGTATACCACAAAGATTGTGTATCGCTTTATCCGACTGGCTACGTGGCTTATATCGATGACGAATTTCTCGGTGAAACAGAAAATGAAGATGGCAGCAGTGCCTATGACATTTTAGATGAAGGTGAATACAAGGAGGAATCAGTATGAGACGACGTAACGGCATTCCAATCGATATTCCTAGTGCTCGTAAACAGGCTCCAAAGGTTAAAGTGCAAAAGTCTGCAGAATATAACAAATATAAGACCTTCGCAACGATGTTCAAGAAAGAAAATGATCAGCGAATATGGGCTACGGTACCAATTGCACATCCGGATTTTAAATTACTCAAAAGAGAGGGTTTCAAAATAATTGAGGTGTGGGATAAGAGGGAGGTTTCGGCATGAGTAGAGAGATTAAGTTTCGAGCTTGGAATGTTGCAGCTAAAGTTATGTATGAATCAAATATACCTGGGCTATTAATTTATTTCGACGGTGAGTTAAACGGCCTTGATGCAAACGGAATGCTAGAAGGTACAGATAACACTAGGCAACATCAATTAATGCAATACACAGGCTTAAAGGACAAGAACGGCAAGGAGATTTACGAGGGGGATATTGTAAAAGTTGTTGATAGTGAAGGCAGTATGGAAATGCCTGATACAGGAATCGGAGTAGTTGAGTGGTTTAATGATTGGGCTTTCTATAACGTAACCGAAATCGAAAATGGATTAGGGGAATTAGTACATGGCATGCATGTAGAAGTTATTGGAAATATCTATGAACACAGTCATCTACTGGAGGTTGCAAAATGAGAGAGATTAAGTTTCGAGGATGGTATATAGGGCCGTATGAAAATAGAATGCTAGAACCTAATTTCAATGGACCTGTGAACGAAATCTTTAATGATCCGGATAACGAGGGCAAAGTTATTTACATGCAATATACAGGTTTAAAGGACAAGCATGGTACAGAGATTTTTGAGGGAGATATCTTAGCCATTAATAACACTCGTTATGTAGTCAGTTATAGAGAGTACAGCGGTGGCTGGCAACTAGAAATTAAGAACGAATATTGTGCTGAAATGGTCCAAGGTAATTGTGACTTATTAGAAATCATCGGCAACGTGTATGAGCACAAACATCTATTGGAGGAAACAGCATGATTAACCGAGTCGTTTTAGTTGGCCGACTTACAAAAGATATTGACCTTTCCTATACACCTCAAGGCATTGCAAAGGCTCAATTTACATTAGCAGTTAACAGAGCATTTGCTAATCAAAGTGGAGATCGTGAGGCTGATTTCATCCAGATACAAGCTTGGCGCAAACAGGCAGAGAATGCAGCTAATTTTCTCAAGAAAGGTTCACTAGTTGGAATCGATGGAAAAATACAAACAGGTTCGTATGAGAGAGACGGGCAAAGAATCTATTTTACGAACGTTGTAGCTGACAGCATCCAATTCTTAGAGTCAAGAAACAGCGCAGGAGGCTCACAGGGCACATCAAACCACGAATCTAGTACAAATACAGGTGGAACCAATCAAGGGGCTCCACAAGGGCAATACGGCGGTAATAACAACCAGCCAAGTTATTCAAGGGTAGATGAAGATCCGTTTGCGAATTCAAAAGCACCAATAGAGGTGGATGAATCAGATTTGCCATTCTAAATAACTAATGACGAGGTGGGCAATCAAATGAATGAAGAAATCATTTGGAAAGAAATTGTTGGTTATGAAGGACTTTACGAGGTAAGTAACACAGGGTTAGTAAGAACACATGCTAACAAAACAACTTATACAGCAAGGCATGGAGTACGCAGATGGAAACAAAAAGTCTTGAAAGAAAAGAATCCTAAAGGCAGAGATGTGCGAGTCACACTTTGGAAAGAAGGTAAATACAAAGATTATCTAGTTCATAGATTGGTGGCACTTGCATTCTTAGAACAACCAGTAGGTAAAAATTGTGTGAACCATATAGATGGCAATCCAAAGAACAATAATGTTAGCAATCTCGAATGGTGTAATCACAAAGAGAACAATAACCATGCTTTTGACACAGGTTTAATCAAGACTGCCAGGAAGGTTATTTTGGTACACAAAGAGACTTGCGAGCCAATATATTTTCGTAGTTTAAGCAAGGCTAGTTTGTATTTAGGCTTCAGGGATAATTATTTGGCTCACGTACTACAAAAGGGTGTTTCTGAGATTGATGAATACGAAATCTTTTTAAAAGCTAATTAAGAGGTGATAAAAATGGTACCACTAAAGAAAATCACCAAGGCCAGAACATCACGAGAATTAGAGCGAATGATTGAAGATGACAAGGAAAGAGGTTGGAACATAGCTAGTAAAATTAATCACTTTCCGTATCATTCACGACCGTATCAAATACTAATGACATTCGAAACAGATAAGGAGCATGTGAGTTTATGAACTTAACTGAACTATTTGAAACACAAGCAGCATTGGACGAGCACATTATGCAGGAGCATCCAGAACTACGAGGGCAGGACAATCTTGATTGGAAGTTGTTAGCGCTACAGGTTGAGCTAGGTGAATGTGCTAACGAATGGCGAGGGTTTAAGAAGTGGAGTAAGGATCAGGAGCCAAGGACTGTTAAGAGAATTGAGACAGAATGGGATGATGACGGAACGCCAACAGAATGGGATGTTTATCAGGACGTGAATCCTCTACTCGAAGAATACGTTGACTGCTTGCATTTCATTTTGAGTATTGGGTTGGAAATAGAGTGTACACCAGATATTTGCGGTGAAGCATTGACCGTACCTAATTCAGATATTACGAATCAGTTTCTGCGGCTAATGGAAGAAGCGTTTAAAATCCAACACAATTTACGATTCAAGGATATGCATAAAGATAAAAGTGCTTTGGCATTGAACACAGCATTTTCTAATTACCTTAGAATGCTAGGTATTTTTAGGGGTCTAGGTGAAATGCTTGGCTTCACATGGCAGCAAGTCGAAGATGCTTACTACGCTAAAAATCAGATTAATCACGCTAGACAGGAGAGTGGCTATTGATGAAAAAAGATCTCACAAATGCTCAAGTCTCAATCCTACTTGAAATCGATGGACAAGTACATTTAGTCGGTTTCGAAAAAGAACGTTTAGAAACAATTACATCACTCGTTAAAGTGGCAGCTGAAGTAGCAGTGCCAACAGGTAAATCGCAAGCTGAATTAAGAGGATTTTTGAATTGTAATTAA